ATCATCGGCATTACCACCATTTGTTGATAAGGCTTGCGACATACGCAATACAGATTGAACGGACATGTCATTAGCTTTAGCGACATCGTTTATTTTGTCGGCAAAGTTAATTGCTTCACGAGAGGAAGCAAGAAAAGCCGCTCCAACTGCCAATAATGGTATTTTGGCTGCTGAAGCAAAGCTTGTTACACTATCTTTAGCTTTACCTAGATTGGCATTAAACTCACCTGCATCAAGCCCAAGTAAAACCGCTAATCTTGAAATAATTGCCATTGTTATTTACTTTCAAATCTGTCCATTTTAAAGTCAGGCGCTTGTGACATAAATGCTAATAAAGATTGGCTAGGATCAGCTTTCTCTATACCATAAAAATATTCATAAGCACTACCCAAAACGCTTTTTAGAGTATAAGGTTGGCTATTGCTTGCTCTTAAATAATTAAAAACTCCAGCGACTAGAGTTCCTTGCATACTTAATAAACTTCTATTTCCAACTAACCCATCAGCATACATGACTGTTATTTCGTTCATGGTTGCTTCATCAAGCGCATCTATATCTTGTATTGTATGCCCGTTAAAGACCATAGCTGCCCGAACTTGGGTTCTTAACGAGCCTACTACTTTGACTTTATGTCTTTATAATCAGGGCTAATAACCTCGTTAATTTTTTCCACTAAAGTCATTTGAACTGATAATGGAAATTCAGCTTCTACATCTTCATAAGTTATATCTTCTAATGATCCTGTTTCAGGTATTAGAAATTTAATATACTCAACTATTCTTTTTTGCAATACATGTTTATTTTTGGCAGTTTCTTTCATTGACCTGCCTTCAATAACTACATCGCCATCAACTTCTTGATCTCTAAAATCTGAAACTATATTTCCATCAATATCTTTTAGCACCAATAAATTTTGATATTCTTCTTCAATCTTTTCTTCATTAGGATTTTTAAAGTAATTATAAATAGCTTCAATTTCTTGAACGCTTGGCACTCTTACTTTAAATGTATGATCGCCTAATTCAAACGACCTAGTTAATACTGATAATCTATTTTCCTCGTATTTTTTACCAAGTGCTGATCCTAATTTGCTCATGTCTTATTTCCCTTGTGTTGTTAAATTTTTAGCTTTGTAAGCATCCATTTTTTGTTTAATAATCATTCCTAATTTTGTTGCTACCATTTGCGCTTGAGATTCTAATGATGTTCGCATAAATGGTTGAGCCGATTTACTAGCAGTTCCAAACTCATTAGCAATAGCTCTTGCATCATGCATTACGCCAGCTTCATTATAAAATTTTCTTCTAGCCTTTTTATATGCTTTGCCTTCTAGATCACCATATTCAGCATGAAGTTGTTGCTTTAATTTTTTAGGAATAGGGCGAGAAGAAACAAGTGATATAACTGAATCGTTTGGTGTTATATATCTTGATTTCATATCTTTTCTAGTAGGTCGCCTTGCGGTGATATACAAAGAACGATCCAATGCGCCTGTGTCTTTAGGTGATAATGTTTTAGCCATAGCCAATACAGGCTTCATAGCATCTCTAACTGCTGGTATTAATACTTTACTTTTTGCGTCTTTGTCGCCAAATTGCTCTTGAAATTCTTTAAAAGCTTCAAGAGTTTCTTTTAAACCATTAACCGCAAATTTAACACTCATTAATCTGCCTTAATTATTTTATGATAAACCGCATTATTTAGTTTAATAGCATAATCAACACATTCTTCAGGGCTTAATTTGTCCGCATGATTTTTAGCAATTTCATGGGCTAGATTAATTCCTGTTAATCGTTGTTGGGCAAACCCAAACCAATTCTTTTGACCTGAATTAGCTTGGGATACCAAATAACTTAATAAATCATCACTATTCTTGATCGTAGTCGTCATCTTTTTTTACCTTTTCTTTTTTTGTGTTTTCATAAGGATTAACTTTAGCTAATGCTTGTAACGCAACATATTCTGCGCTATCAGGATCAGCTTTTGCTAAAGCATCAGCAACTTCTTTTGCATCAACAGGCAATCCTAAAGCTACTGTATCAAGGCTTTGATAGGTGCTAGTTAATATTTCAATAGCTTCAGATAATTTCATATTCAATCCTTATTAAGTATTGTTTGACCAGCCGTATTGATTACCGCGTGGGTGAACAGTAAATGTGCATTTAGCTTCAGCAGTTGGATTAGGATCAACTGTGAATTGACCTACTCGACCATTGAATGCGTAATTTACAATGTTTGTTCCATCAGTAGCAGAGATCACAAATGTTCTGTCAATAGTGCCATTGTAAGCATCAGTTCTCATTTGAAGTAGGTTTGCGTCAGAAGGATTCCAAGCAGCAGTAATAGTCATTGATGTTGGCGCAGCTTGTGTAGGAATCTTGTCAGATTGACGAGAACCAGCAACATTATAGTTTGCCATTGCATCATCTTGACCGAATGCTGGTATAGCTTCTACAGGTAACAAGTTTGCTGAAACTGCAATGCCTGATGTTGAAGCATAAACAGAAAGATTAGCCGTTGAAAGAGCAGTTGGTGTTGCGCCTGATTGTGCATAAAGCGATGCGCTAAACCCTGGTAAAACTTTATTTGGTAATGCCATAATTATTTCTCCACATTAAAAATTAAAAAATCTTATGTTGGTATGTATATCGTGCAATCCATAAATATATTAAATAGATTGATTTCGTTGTCGTATCCATTATATAACCACACCACATCCGCTTTAGATATTTGAAAGCCATAAGTAGCGCCACCAAATAAACCACTATAACCATGTAGTGACTGCAAAATAGTATTTGCAGTTAAAAAACTGTTTTCCATTGTGGTAGAAAATACACTTATTTGAAAAGTAGGTGTATCAATACCTTTTACGCTTTGCGTCTGACCTGTATAAACGGGTTGATGCACATTTCTTAATTGCCAAGTAATAAAGTCATTTTGTGTAGCAAAATTTCTGTTAAAGTTAGCATACACAGGAACAGTTGGTATTATACCACTCAATTGAGCCTGTATAGCTTTTGCATACTGATTGACATTTTGTTGAGTAGCCATTTTAAACCCTTGTAACTGGATCGGATCGGTAACACATTAAGGTTACTGACATTCTGTCATTAGCTTCTATAGCATCAGTAATACGCCAATCTTTTTCTCGCCAAGTAATCGAATATAAGTTTTGATTATCAACAATAGCTTTTAAATTAGGTGTGTAATTAAAAGTAAATTGAATCAAATCTTGATATACACGATATCTTTCTGTAATAGCAAGAGAATTTTTTACTTCAGACACTAAAGGTCTAGTAGTAAATTTCTTTGTTATTGTAGTTGTATAATCACCATAGGCATTAGTGCCAAATGTTAAATCATTAACATCCACATTCTCGTAGCGTTTAATAGCCATTTACATCACCAATGGTTTATAAGGTCTTAAAAGAGCATCCACTCCATAAGGAATTGTTTGTAGTTTGCTTAAAGTTGTTTCTGCACGATTATTATAAAGATGAGTTAATAACAATAAAGCCGCTTGTTTAATTATAGGATAAGCCTGTGTAAAGTTTGCATTTTGTGTATATTCAACAATAATAGGACTTGTTCTAAAAGTGCTTACATCCGATGGAATGCCGCTATTTAATACAACTTTATTTCCTGTCGAATCATAATAATAACTACTTGAAGTAATAGTTGTTAAAACGCTTGGCGTGCTTCCATTGTAATAAGCAACTTTTGTAATGCTTAAATTGCCGCTATTAAACTTATCAACATAACTTGTAACTGGCAAATCTAAATAAACAGGCGTTGAAAAATTAGCTGATAAGCCATAATAAACCCTATATGAAGTTGGGAATATTGAAATACCAAGATAATCCTCAATGTGCATTCTAACCGCTAACTCTAAACTTTCTAAATAAGCGTCTTGAGATTCGTCACCAAACAAATTTAATTGTTGGGTAATTTCGTCTAATGTTAGCCAGTTTGTAGTTAAGTCGCGACTAATCTGTTCAAATTTATCATAGTTAAACGGATTGCGAGTAGTTCCATACGGCACTTGCCCAAGCGTGTCGCTCATTATTAAACCCCTACTAAAAAGACACCTGCAAACGGATTTCTAACAGTTGATGCTAATCGTTTTTCTGCAAATAAAGTTATAAATCCAGGTGCAGTTTGATCAAAGCGTTTAATATTCATTTCCTCTGCATCAGCAATAGTTAGGAATTGATTCCAATTTGCTAACACGCCTGAAATCTTACCTGCGGCTGGAGCATCTAAATATGGATTAACAATTACAGGGAATCCAAATAAATAAACTAATGATCCACCATCTTCCGTTCCTGTTTCTACAAACATTGGCGCGCCACCTGTAGAACCTTTTAATTTTCTCAATTGAGAAATTAAAGAAGGATGTAAATGCCATGCAGTTGTAGGTAATGCCCAATATTGACCAGGCAATAAATTAGCCGCATTAACAATGTCGTCATAAGTAATTGCTGAAGCTGAAAATTCTTCTTTTAAAATAGTGTGAATACCATTAGTTATAGCAGTTCCGCTTGTGCCATAAGAAGCGGCTGAAGTGCTTGTGCTATATACAACTAAACCGCGCAAACCAT